ATGTACACACGCCTACATAAAAATACTGGACGCTTTATTAACCCTTCTCGCAGAAGCATTAAAAATGTCACTCCACCTATGTCACAGATAACACTGTTATATATCAGTGTTATATAACAGTGTTATATTGACGCAAGAAAAGAAGGCCCATTAAGAGCCTTCTTTTCTTCACCGTTTACATATAATACTTATACACCTTCTGAAACCTATCCAGAGTAATTTCACTAACTCGCTGTCCATAGTGATGATAAAGTAATTAGCATTTAAACCGGCAATGTCAAATTCGCATTGGCATGGATGCTCATGGTCGCTTTCTACGAGGTCAATTACCATTTCCTCGATTTTGACAATTTTTATTGTTACCTCCAGTAAATATCAATAGTGCCTCTAACATCAGCCGCTAAACTTTTAATTATAGACGATTTATTTAGACTTGTCGCGTTAATTGCTCCCGAACTTGCATTGTTAATTATAACACAAGAAAGTTCTCCTGCATTATTGAAAGATTTATCATTAATTAAATATTTTAAAGCAAAGGTAAGTTCGGGGGCTTGTGTTGCAATATTACCGACATAAATATGATCGGCAACGTTATTTGAGGTATCAATAGTAAACGGTCCACTGTACGTTTGATTTGCGTCTAGTTTTATAATAAACGCAATTTCAGTAATTTTTGATAGAAGGTCTTGTGTTATCCCAGTTAAAGAGGTTGCCTTCGTAGAAATATTCCAGGATTGAATAAGGGTCCACCCATTCCCCAGAAATCCTCCCTCAACACCGCCTCCCGCATTCGCATCCACATAAGCCTTTGTGGCGGCATCTTGCGCGTCTGTTGGGTCAGCTACTCTTTTGATTTGTTTTTCGTTAACAATGACACTGCCATTAGGCTGCAAATTGATGTTTTCCCCAAGAACGCCCATAATCGCCTTACCGTTATCCATGTAAAGAGATTCTGTGTCATCCTTTTTAGAAATAGTACCTGCACCGCTAGTAAAAGGAGCGGAAATACATACGCCATCACCGGCGTTAATAACTAGCGGTCCCGTCATCGTATCCCCGCTCTTCTTAACATAAGGCAGAGCGTCAGTGCCATTCCTGATATTAGTAATATCAGTTTTGACTTTGTTAATATCGGTCTTAATGGGGTCAAGTTCGCCATCCATCTGCCCCTTGTTAACAGCATCCCCATTTTCAGTAGCATTCGCCACATTCTTGATCTGAACAGGGTCACCGCCTTCATTCTGTACCTTTACTTGAGTACCCATAGCGACAACAGGTCCAGTACCTTTAAGAACAGTGTTACCATTGTCATTATACAGGCTACCAGTCTGAGCAAGATCAAGACTAGTTCCATCCTGCATAACGATGTCGCCTTTCATAGTACCGCCAGACAGGGGCAGGTAATCCCCAGTCTCACCAGTACCAGTTGCAGAAAGTGTGCCATCAGCAGTTACGTTAAGACCAGTACCAACTTTAATACCGCCAAGAGTAGAACCGCTTGCAATAGGCAGTTTATAAGCCGCTCCACTTACCTTATCATCAACGTACTTTTTAGTGGCAGCGTCTGCGTCATCAGTAGGCGTTGCCACATCACTCACCTTATTACTTCCCATATTAAGAGTGCCGCTCATAGTATCTCCGGCTTTCTTAACGTAAGGAAGTTCAGTTGTTCCGCCTTTAATGTCATCCAGAGCGTTGTTGATATTGGTAATATCACCTTCAATATTAGTGATGTCACCCTGAATATCGCTAATATTGCCCTCAATTGTTGTTACCTTACCTTCAACCGTCTGAACCCTATTCGTAAGATTAGTAATGGAGCTAGTAATACCTGCAATCTGCTCAGTTAGGTTGCTGATCTCTTCTCTAATGCTAGAGATAGCCTGATTAATAGTGGTAATCTGCTGATTGATTGTGTCGATCTGTCCTTTAATCGTGGTAATATCGCCTTCAACTTTAGTGAGACGAGTGTTCAGAGCATCAATCTTAGAATAAATTTCAGTGATCTGGCCTTGAATAGTTGCGATCTTATCAGCGTTATCCTGCGCGAGGGAGAGGGCTTCGTCAGCCGTCTCCTGCGCAGTCTCCACCTTATCTCTCAACTCAGTAATGCCGTTAGCGCAATAGCCCGTAGTCTGAACGAGGTCAGCAATTTCAGTTTCAAAGTCATTCTTGTATCCGCATTCAGGACGCTTGCTTACATACCAGAATGCTACATTCTGTGGTTCGTTGTACTTAGCGGGAGCGTCAGTCCAGCGGCCCAAATACTCCATGCCAATAGACGGCTCGTCGGTCGCATCCTGCATTGCAGTAATAACAGCCGTATTGCATCCCATCTCTTTAAGGATAGTGGCAACAGTAATTCCTTGCATACCGGGATTTTCAGTAATGCCAACATTGAAAAGGATAGTCTGCCCGCAACCGCTATTGTAGCCGATAGCAGTAATAGCTTTCTTAGTGGTCAGCTCCTTAGCCTGTTCAGTGATTTCACCATCCAGAATAATGGGCGTAACAGCGCCGATCATATCCACGATCTTATCCTGACACAGATTAGTGGTTTCAACATTGCCCTTGTAAGCCTTCAAAGTGCCCAGTGAATTGAAACCAGCGATATAGCCATCAGTGTTAGGTGTTCCGGCGATAGCCATTCCCCGCCACATAGCCGGGCCGTTCCAGCCCTGCTGAGAGGGATTGACAGCGGTCATAATGACATTCGCACTCTTGACAAAGCTATAATCGTGCATACTCTGCCGAACGTTAGAGTTCGTGGAGTTATCATACGCAAGACCCAACTTGACGCGAATGGGACAACCCGCCTTGTCAAACTTGTTTACACGCACGATATGATAAACGGCGCTATCGTCACTAGAGTAACCCTGCTCAAGATGTACTTCGCTATCATCATAGTAAACCGGGCTAGTCTTAGCGGCTCCAACGCAATCATTTAGAGCCTTGAAGCAATTAGCCTGAATGTAATTCCACCTGTGAATACACTCATTGGTCTTTTCGATAACTGCCCCCATCTGAGCCTGCGGATTGAAGCCGGGAACAGGAGGTGGAACAACAGGCATAATGGGAGGGGGAACAGGAATAGCACAGAACTCAGGCTCACAGGGCGGAGGTCTGTGCCCCTCCGGAGGGCAGCAGCCCTCCGGATAGCAATAACCATCAGTCAGAGGATGTCCATGGCCATCCCACTTGTAGTGATTGCAATTACTCATAGTGTATTACCTCACTTCTTCGCACGGACAGCCTTCTGGAAATAGCCATCCTCGTTGTACCACACCTTGTAGATTTTGCCGTTGACCTTCTGGAAAGCGGTCTTACCAGCCATATCCATACGGCGGCTTCTATCCAGCTCTCTCTGAACAGGCTCACCGGGCTTGCCAGTAATGAAACCTTCCTTCATTTCCTCTTCGGTCCATCCGCTTTCCTTAGTATCATCGAGACGAACACGAGAGCCAATTTCCGCAAGGTGTCTGTTCGCTTCTTCGGTAGTAATCTTGTCCTCTTCCCACAGGTGGATAATTTCGTCAACAGTAAACATATTAAAATACCTCCATGAAATTGTATTGAAGCTCTTTAATGATTTGTTCGTCAATGTTCAGGAATGTTTCACGGAAACCTTGCAAAAGCTGAGATGGAGTCATATTCATAAATCCGGAAATGATTTCATGCTTTCCTTCATCAGTTGTCTGAGACTCGTCTTCAAGAGTCTGTTTTGCCTTGCTTGTATCCTGGCTACTAGAACCGTTCTCAAATCCATCATTAGTAGCTTTTGTATCAACATCTCTATTGAGCTGTGAAGTTTTGGTTCGTTCATCAGTGATATTTCCAACCGTATCTTCTGTTCCATTTAATTTATGGTCAGTATCAGTTGTTTCCGTCTCGTCTGTTTCGTCTGTTTGGTGGATTGTACTGTTAGATGTTGCATTCGTTGTGGTATCTCTGGTTTGACTCTCCTTTGTGAAGTTCGTCATATAGGCGTTATTTGGATTATCCCCAACGGTAGTTTGCGGCGTGTCTGCAAACCGCTTGTCTCCGTTCTGATTTTCGGCAACCGTCTCATTAGTCGTGGTATCAGTTGTACCGTCTCTTGTGACCGTGCCATTCAATTTCCTATTGACTCCGGTTGTTTCGTTCTCTGTTCTCTCTTTGTTTTCTGTGTAATCTCTCTTGTAGTCTTCTTGCTCTGTGATACCTTGCTTTGTCCCCTGTGCGGAGTTGGTGATACCTTTAGAGGATTTAGCGAAGTTCTCTAATGCGCTAATTACTTCGCTATCTCCCTTCTGTGCTTTTCTCAGCACATTTTCAATAGACCTTCCATTCGTCTCCAATAAATGATTCATAATGGGGTCAAACTTAATCAGCTCACTTTTGTACAACTGATTGTAAAATGGCATGATACGTTCAAGTGTTTCGTTTAGATATAGCTTGAACTTATCCGGAGTATCCTGCCCAATTTCGTAAAAGAAATAATGCCGTACAATCTTAGCGCACAACTCGCTTTTGTGCTCTGGAATATAGGTGCTCCATGTATCATCAAAGACTTGATAGCCAGTGGATACAAGCTGGCCTAGCTCATAGTTACGAGGGTTAATCGGATTCCATGGAAACACTTTCATTCCCTCCTTCCACCTGCTGTCCCATCTTTGCCAATAGGTCTTCAATCTGCTCTTCCTTAAACTGTTCAAGCTGATTTGCTTCAACAGAAATATTAAGGCCGAACATCTTGTTAATCTCTTCGCACGCTTTACGTCTGCATTCAAGCTCGCTTTCCAGAGAGTGTCTAATAGGCGTTTGTTCTCCCTGACTCTCACTCACAACTAGTCTTTCCTTTTTGGAAGTAAACTCATTTGCTACTCCTAAAGCGGAGTACACCTGATTGAACATATTCTTGACGTTCGCCCACATATCTCCCAGGTAGCTTTGTACTCCAGTTGTGAGAACGCTCAAAGTATTGATTCCTGAATTCGGAACGGCCAGAACAGTTACTTCATTGTCTGCAATGTCATTTAAAGCTCTAATAACAGAGTTCTTTTGCCGCTCTTCACAGGAAACCATATAAGGCTTTTTCAAAGTCTGCGTATGAACGTCAATAGCTCTAATGGCGTCTGCAATCTTTGGAGCGTAATTCATTAGAATGAGATAGTCAGGAGTCATTGTTAAATTACCCCTAATGAGCACACTATCATCAATCGTGTAGTTCTTCTCATAGTTGTAACTGTATGCCCGCCTATTAACACTCTCATAGTAGATATTAAATGGGCCGGATAATGTACAAGGAGTATGAGCAAAGCCGATATTCTCATCATTAAAGAACAATGCGTAACCGTAGAATGCTAGAGTAATTTCTAATGCCCTTTCATTGCACGACGCCGGAAGCCCATTCCATTTAAACCTAGAAAGCATAACATTCATTAGTCTGGAAAATACTTCGGCAAATTGAATGGTATTAAGCATCTTTGTTTGCCGTTTAGTTAATCCGCTAGTGTTAACTCTAAAATCAGGTAGTGAAAGAATTGGGAAGGCATCCATAAGAGGAAACATTATTCAACCCCCTCTGATAAGAAAGTAATAACATTTTTGCGTGTCTCTTTGAGCTTGTCTATGTGATTCCCGTTTATCATGTGGTCCGACATATCAATTAGGAATAGACAAATATGTTTATCTGCCTGATTTAACTTATCTATCTTATCATAGTCTCTATTCAACTTTTCTCTCATATCTCTGATTTCTTCATAGTTGGCGTCGATCTTTTTACCGATTGTGGATGTGAAAGTAAACAGTCTCCACACAACGGCAATTCCCCCTCCAATAAGGGAAATATTTTTAGCTGTTTCAAGTAGAGCTTCCATTTCCTTTACCTCTGCCATTGATAATGGCCTTCACCATACAAGATACAAGTTCAACTCCAAAAACGGTAAACACCATATTTGTAAGAGTGGATGCTTCATACCCTGTTTTGTAGAAGATAATAAGGGATGCTATTGTATAAAGCACAAGGAACGCAATACAGAAAACAACGAATTTAGTGACAGTTTTCAAAACCCGCTCACCGCCACTTCTTTACCGCTTCTCTGGTCCCATCTATACTTCATTGATCTGACATCAACGTGAACAAAACTCTTATAGAGTCCAATCCCACCAGGGTGCCCAGTCTCTTTCAATGCCTTTTCAGCGGCAATGGCAACAGAAGCGGGAGAAATGCCGTCAACCACAATATCAGCGGCAGTACCATAACAATGTTGAGAGCGAGTAGCACCTCCAACCTTCTTGTTATATTCGGGAGTCCTGTAACCACTGTTAATGATAATGGGCTTTCCGAACTGATTGCGAATATTCTGCAATACGGCGGGAAGATCAGAGTGAATCAGAATAACGTCACTCCCATCATTACAGGCAAACTCTTTTACCTTAAAAGAGGAAGTCAGCTGTTTATCACCTTCAAGAGATTTACTATAAATCCTAGCTTCATTTTGCATAATAATCCTCCTTACACATTGTTGTCTCTCCAGTAACCAGAGGGACGAACATCAACGTGGACAAAACCCTGTGATCTGTAACATCCCATACCGCCTTTTCCAGAAGGCATAACGTTATTAGCAACCCAATTATAAACGTTAAGCGGAGTCTGTCCAGTTACTACAATGTCAGCGGCACGGCCATAAAGATGTTGACTCTTAGCGGCTCCACCAACAGCGGCATTATGGGAAGTGGTTCTATATCCGCTGTTAATAATGACTTGTACTCCATAATGGTCACGAATGATTTGTAACAGCTCAACAAGTCTTTTACTCACAAGAATTTTATCACTACCATCGTGGCATCTGAACTCTCTGACTTTGAAATTCTTACTTAAATAAGTATCTCCATCAGCAGCTAAAGAATATTCCACAACTTCGTCTGGAAGAACACTAAAATCATCAGCGGCAGGTGGGTCAGGCTGTTCCGGGTCTGGCTCAGGCGGGTCATACTCCTGGAAGGGTGGGTCTTCTAAGAAATCATCATAAGTATAGTTCTCAATCTGATTAGCGGAGGGGTTAGAGAAATCACCGATTGAACGTCTATTTACATTCCAGAATGTGACGCCATTATTCAGCATATCACAAATTTGCTCTCTATAATGCTCTGGAATGTCTCCACCAATGTGAGCTTCACTTGTTTTCACATAATTCCAAATAGGACGAGTGTTTACATTTGGAATTTTAAGAAGCCCCACGGCATAGCCGAAACGATCAAAGAAATCGTCAACTGCTTCCATGATTTGAGTGGGGCTAATATACCATCGTGTGCACACTCTGTAAGCTCCAAAAGCAACTGCGGCATTAGCTGTTGTATTTACCTGACCACCGGAGGCAACCATTTGATCTGCCATACCTACGAGAGATAAAGCTGCTCCTCCTAGTGCTCCCAATGCTGTTCCTCCTGGACCTGCCACGCTTCCGGCTGCGGCTCCCTTCAATCCTCCGCTAATTGTTTTCATAATGGCGTTCTGCCAATTATCCAAAAGATTATTACCAACCCAAACGCCTGACGGCATATCGGTAATTAAATAAGCATCTTCAAGGCTTGTTTCAATACCCTTATAGTTCTTTAGATAAACAGCGAAACCACCAATGCCCCCAATTAATCCGCCCTTAGCGAATAACTGAGTGAGTGGAGTAGCGAGACCGTTCTGTCCCATCAATTCGGGAAGAAATTCTTTTTGTCTTCCGGCGGCTCCTTCTACTCTCAGCATCGTATATTGAGAAGTGTACACCTTTGCATTATTGAAATGCCCATTAAGCGTTATCCATGGAGACTGTAAAGTGCCCATTTCCCATTCTTTATCATTCAGGAAGAAAGAGGGAACAGAAAGAATAGGTCCAATGTTATCCAGTGTTGTGGCAATATGAACCGCAACAGTATTCAGGTAATCGTCAACCTCTTCGGCAGTATTTTTAACAATCATATTCATTCCTGAATAGATGCCGCCTAAAGTATTGCCGTGAATGGATATTTGTCCGTCCTCATTATACGGAGTCAAGATAACATATCTTGTAGGCACAAGAGGATATGTCAATTCGTTTTCTACTACAACAGGAGCGCCTGAAATTGGTTCAGAAATACCACAATTATTCCAGTTCGGTTGACCATCAACCCAATCACCTGTAACGTGCTCCCTTTCTACATAACATGGTTGCCATTCAATGTCCCCGCAAAAACTTGAATAAGGGTCAATTTCAAAATAAATTCTAGTTGTTCCTTCATTCAAGTATTCAAAGCCGGTAATAAGTGCAACCAGATATTTTGTGCTGTTGTTCGGATTTTGCCAAAACATTACATCACATTTTAAGGCATCATAGTAATCAATGTTTAACTGCGTGTACTCTCGCTCATCAGCTCTCTGATAAGTACAGTTTGTAAACGAATGCGCTACTTTGCCTTGCAGATAAGAGATCATTGCAGAATTGGAGCTAAAATATGCTTTATGATCTTTTGTAATACCTGCATTCTCACATAGGTATATTCTAGTTGTTGGGGAAAGAATAGGCATATTTTTACCTCCAGGGAGAGGGCCTATAAAGACCCCCTCCCATATTTAATTTACTCAGTAACCAGAGCGACAGCGTTATGGAACGGAGACAGGGAGAAGGTATCCCAACAATGGAAATAATACTGCCATGCCATATTACCAGCATTATAAAAATTGGTCATACGACGCAGTTTTTCTCTAATCTGGAAAGCGTTCACATCAGCCAGAATTGCAAGGCACTTAGAACTAGCGGCAAAGCTATCCACGATAATCTGCTTCGTTGCGTACTCAGCGTAAGACAGATTAAATGCTGCCGCTAAGAACTGAACACCAACAGCGGACGCAACTTCCGCGTTAATAATGATAATCTGGTCCTCAATAGAACTCCAGGTTGTACGACCTCCAGTACCACCCATTTTAGTGTAGTTATTATATGCGGTAGAAGGAAACTGAAACTGTAGGGAGAGGTTCTGAATAGTCTGCTGGAAAGCCGCCGCCGTGTCTCTATTAGTAGGAGGTGTAACAGTAACTGTATTGAGCTTTGTTCCGGTCAGAGCATCATCAATGAGCTTTTTGGTGTACTTAAACTCGTCAATAGTATTACCATTATACAGGCTGTCAACAATGGCGGCAATCGTACCTTCCAGAGTGTTCCAGGAAGTGAATGCGTTAGTCAGCATTTCATTATTGATAGTAACCTTATACTTATCCTGACGATTCAGACGATACCACGCCGTTTTCACATCAGGGACAGCCGGCTTGAGAATGTCAGAATACCCATTTTCAGTGGTCCCATCAAATGCACTTGCAGTTGCAGGATTTACCTGAATTTCCTCCACATCCAGACCCAACGGCTCAGTGCCCTTTTTAAGCATTGCCAGAGGGTTGCTCCAAGTCTTTCTGATAACGAGAGTCATAATAATTTTGTTAACAAGGGCATTCAGAAATTCGTTTGCAACTGTCTCGTAAGTGAGAATAGGATTGCCAACGTCAGCGAGGTTATACGGAGTTGCTACGGGGACTGCATTCTTATAAGCATCAGAAGCGTCTGCTCGAATGCTGTTAAGCATCTCAGCAGAAGCAACTTGCGGAGTCTTGTTACTAGCCATAATTTATTTCTCCTTATATAGATTATCCAAAAATTTGTCTACGGCGTGACCTTCTTCGCCGGGTTTAGGCTCTCCGGATTTTTCAGGCTCCTGAGAGTCCTTTTTCTGTTCACCAACTCTAAGAAACAGAGCCATATTTGCTTCTTTCAATCTTCCATTCTCTTCTTTTAAACTCTTGTTTGTTTTATCCAGTTCTCCCTGCGTTGTAATTCCTGTTGTAAATGTATCCTGCATATCACTCAAAAGAGTGGTAAGCGTGGCTTGATCTCCATTGGCTTCAAGAACTTTCTTTGTAAACTCGTTCCAAGCGTCTGTGTTAAACTCGAACGGCATTATATTAACCTCCTAAACAAATCAATGGCCATATTTTTAGCTTTCTGTGTCTCGAACCGAACATTGCCTTTTGTGTAGTAATCAAGAAGCATATTGATAACAACACTTCCTCGCATTTTAACAAGTAGAGTATCACTGTTATGTGAATCAGTGTCCAATACTAACTTCTTAGCGGTCGGGTCGATCTTCTCAGAGATAAACATTAAATCATCTTTCATATCGCGGTAAATGCCAAACTCCTGATTCTGCATAATAAGCGTTGCAACATAGAAAGAATTATTTGACATCTTTGTAATAAAGGTATCCGTATCTCTAAGAAACTTGTTCTCCATGTTATATTTTCCGTACTCTGTATTAGCGATCAATTTGCCAAATCTCGTATTCTTTACATGATCTGTATAAGCTGGATTTTCCACAAGCTCTAAAGATATGTCACCTTTGATCTTTAGTCTCTGGCCTTCTTCAAGAGTTATATCAAAGTAAAGAAAATATGGATTAGTAAATGTAATTGCATTAGAGAGGAAAAATACTGGTATGTCTCGATCTCTGCTGACAGTCGAATAGCATTCAAGAAAAGCTGTTACTTCTTTAGGAAGGTAATGCACCATGCCCACGTCAATAATAAACTCGTCAAAGATTATCATGCTTACATTGGGAAATGGTGTTGACTTCATCATAGTGGCTTTAGAAAGCGGAAAATACCATCCAGCTATTGCACCATCTATTCTGAATACTCCTAGATTTGACTTAAACTCATGATCTGGAAACTCCTGCATTACATCATCGAAGAAGTTCTTAATTGTGTTTGATGGAAGCTCAGTATCATAGCGGCGTAAATAAACAAATTGCTCTCCCCTTTTAAGGAAGTTACTTATAGCTCGCTTTTTTGCCGCGTAAGTCTTACCTGCGCCGCGAGGACCAACAACGAAATTAAATAAAGTATTATATGACAAGGTTTTGTTTATGTCATAATACATTGATTTACTCATAATATTAGAGTGGGGCATATATACAGTTGTAGCGTCACAGGATACAAACCCCAGTCACATCCAGGCCGACTCTTCGCCGTTGTACTCCCGAATCGTGGAAACGAAAACCATATACTGCCCCACTACTATTGTACACCTTCTTTCAACACTTGTCAAGTTCGTTTTCCAATCGGCTCGACAATTATTTTGACTTGATTTTAAACGTTGTTTCTCGCAGGATTGTCCCACCTGGTATTATTCTAGGCATTAACTTGCCTTCAAAAGTAGCGCCTTCTTTGAAGTTATCAAATGTAACTGTTTCTTTGATATTCTTAGGCATTCCTGCGCACTTTACGTCATTCTTTCCATTTATGCTTTCCATATAAGTCTTTTGACGAATGAAAACAGCATGGTCAAATTCTTCTTCAATCTTGAACGCTCCTAATCTGTATTCGTCAATATCAATATCTGCCGGTTCTGTTCCTTTAACGTGAAGTGAGTCTGTGTCAGCGTAAATAAATCTTTCACCCAACTGCTGAGCCGCACGAATGATTTTATCACGCGCATAAGACGTTATAAAGGATGCTACTGCCACATAATAGGCTGTTCTGCTCTCTTCTGCTCCATAGTAATATGTTACCTTATCCTGATCTCTGTCAAACTGTGGAATCTTTGATCTTCCTGTAAGAGATGCACCGAATTTCCCGTACAGTGAGTTAAGCATCAACTTAGCAATCTGAGTTAAACCTTTATTTCCTGTTCTCTTTCCTTCGTTCTTCTGTTCATACCAATAGTCGATATAGTCAGCGAACATACCAACCATACCTTTAAATTTATATCCACCTTCCCATGAATATACGGTCACATCATAGTTATCGAAAAACAACTTTAGGTCTACACTTGTTAAAGTTAATACGGTTTCTACTTCTGACTCTCTTAGGTATTCTGTTTCTGAATAATGAAAATTATTCTTAATCTGAATTGATGGTACACAACCGGGTTTTAATTTGAAATCACATACGAGGGATTGAACGTATAATGGATAACCTTCATCCTCTTCGTATTGCCCAGTGAAATAAACAGGCTCTCCGTAAGGGAGTTTACAAAACTTCATTGCCCATGGATACATTGAATTAACATCATAAACTTGTCCCCTGCCAATAGGCTTATTCTTGTAAACAGGATTGAGATATGTAAAACCGCCTTTATAGCTCATTCTAATATCTCTATCAGTTATTGCATCTAACGGAGGAAACAGTCTATCAAATTCTGCTTTTCCTAAACGGGTTTTAAAATCGTTCATAGCATTTGAAGCTGTTGTTAGCTTCTTCATGTTGTGCTCGCGCATGAATTTTAAAGCCCGTGCCAAAATCAATGTATCATTTCTAATATAGAGCTTTTCATGATCTGTTAATTCGTGGCCTTCTTCTCTGTCTCCTTCATAATCTAGGTCTAGTTTCTCTAATCCAATATCAAACGTTTTAGGCATTTGAGCGATTGGCATTGGAATGATCTTTAAACTATCATATATTGTAACTTCTCGTTTCAATCCTCCTGGCCCATCTTCGCCTCTGATCTTGATAGTATACCACATTCCCATATCAGAGATAAGAGTTGTGAATGTCTTTTCATCAAGCCTTCTTTTTGAACTCCATTCATAGCCTAATCTAAATAGAAAATCTACTATAAAAGAACCATCGAATTTCAAGTTGTGAAAGTAGCAAACTTCTCCATAACTGAATGCGTATGTTAGCCAGTCTTCTATTTTCGTCCCGTATTCAATCTTTTCACTCTCTACTTGTACTCCACACCATGCCCAGACTCTTGTACGCTCGTCGTTAACGATTGTCTCAAAGTCGCAAGCAATTATAGTCTATAACCTCTTGACTCATAGAACTGTAACCATCTTCTATGAACAGATGCGATATTGTTCATAAAATATGGAACGTCAGAAATGTTTGTAATAGCTATCTCAGGAACAGAGCGTTGAACAAGATAAAACTCTTCTGGTGTTATCGTTGTTGCCATCTGCTCAATCTCTCTTACCATTTGCATAGCTTCTTCTGTTCCGGCTCCAGTTAATTCCATGAATTGAAGGTTTTCCTCTAGTTGTGAAATATAGTTTGTATTCCAATTTATTGTTCTTCTATCTATAACTGGTGTATAGTCTAACCTCATTAAATCTGCTAATCTTCGCGGAGTCAACTGCTCAAATTGTTCCTCTCTCAAATCTTGATCTATCTGAGTTGGTAAACGTCCTGTTTGAGCTTGTGCTTCTTTAACCTTCTTTGCTAATTGCCTACGCCGCTTATTTTCACGTTCTAGATTGCGTTCTATAATTGCTTTCTGAGCTTTAAGCATGGGCTGTCCCTGATACATCGTCCATTGCAAGCCTATTTCTCTAAACTGCTCTAATGCTTTAGCTGTTCTCTTAGCTTCTCTTTTTCCATGGCTTGCTAACAGCTCTTTTACTGTCGTTGGTTCTGGCGCAAATTTTAACAGCTCTGGCCTTGTTCTTTTTCTTAATGCTCTAACTCGCTTATTATAGTTCGCTACTTGACGTTTAAATAGGTCGTACTCCGCCTGTTTCCATCCTTTAGGCGGTCCGCCTCTTTTAGATTTTGCCATTATATCACTCCTATTGTGAGAGCCGCCTTAGAATTTAAGGCGGCTCTCTATTAGAGAATGGGAAGATGGTTAGTTAGGGAAGAGTGATAGAGAGAGTAGAACCTCTCTTAGTGGGAATCTGAGAAATCAGAATTTCCAGCGGGTCCTCGAAGTGGAGAGTGCCGAAGATCATATACAGATTCGTGAGACTGGAGAAGATTCCGTTAGAGGTCGCATTGTAGGCGTTGCCATCAGCATCAATCAGAACGGAACGAATTCCGGTGTCCTGTTCGCCGTCTTCACCCTCCATTGTGACGTTCATCAAAATAACGTCTTTGAGCTTGATCTTCTTGTTAATCATGTCGCTAACTTTGTACTTCGGCTGATTCATGGCGTTGAACAGTCTGACCTTACTTTTCATATCTTCGGCGCGGAAGGAAACGAACTGATTAGTCTCTCTGTTGAATGCGTTGAAGTCCAGCATCTTGTCATTGGTAGTAGTCATAGCGTTTTCCATTGTTCTTTACTCCTTTAAAATAAGTTATATTTGAATACCCTAGACGGGTTATTCACTTGTAATACTTTCCTGCGTTTGAAACGCTGGAATTATCAAAGAAAAACTTTTTGCTCATTACTCTACGCTCAGTTCTTGTAGTACATCCTATAAACAGGAGTCCTTTTTCATGCGCCATTTTAGTTGCTTGTTTTAGAGTAAGTTCTTCACAATCTGTAAAAATGAAGTCTTCATTGGTTTCTGGATTTAAACACTTATAGTCATAAACCATTAAGTTTCTAATAACTAGGGTATCTCTTCTTACCAATTCAGTCTAACCTCCAACCGCTTTAAATAATTTCTCCATACGGTGTCAATTAAAGTATATGCTGTTTGGTGAGATAACTCTGTATATCTTGTGATAAACTGAATACACTCCAATGTATGATAACCAGCAGGATACATAACAACTAGGGTTTTAGCGATACCATCTGAAATGTGAACTAAAAGGCATCCTCTGTTATCCCTTAATTCTTTGAATCTGTCGTAAAAAATCTCGTTCATTTCTAAACTTCACTTCGTTCCACTTATAGTTTACGGGTAAATCACGCCATGGAATTGAGAATCCAGTAAGCTCGAAAATCGTACATTTAACGTCTGCGTCATACAATGCTGAATCTGGTGTAAACCTGTAAAATAATGACCGTCTTCTTATTACGCAAAATGGCTGCCCAACATGGAAGAAAATAATCTCTCCTAGATACTTGTCATAAAAAACCTGCTCAGCATGAAAATTATAGATCAATTTTGGAAGCATAAGGTCTTTTCCAAGCAACCATTCATCGACATATTCCCAAACAATCCAGGCAGTTGAAATAACTCCTACAATGAAGAAAAAAAAACAATGATAAAATCAATTATAATACTCATTCTTTAGTTCTCCCTTCTAAAGCATCAGCTATGCGGGAGAGGTTTTCGTTAATGTTACAGAGGGCTTCATAAAGGCCCTGATTTGTACCGCCGATTAAAGCATTACTAAAAATGCTGCCATTTCTGAACTCTGTTAGTGGTGTCTCTCTTCTTTCCTGCTTTTCTTTATTAAACATATTTGATCTCCTTATTTGTAGTTCATTAAGTTGGTTGTATCTGTACTATTCTGCCCGAAATAAAAACCAATTACGATTGCGTACAAACTCATAAAATCAGAGCTAACCCCAACGGTGCATTCTGCTACACAAAAAACGATGGTGAGAGCGATTGCCATTAAAGACTTGGCAGTAACGAGGGACGCTAGGTTGTTAATAAAATTTTCCATTAAATCCACCATATTCCTCTACATCATTTTTCATGTCTCTATATGCCTTTGCTATCCCTGATAATTCTAATGTATATTTAGATACACAATCCAACCATGTAATAAGGTCAAGCAAATTCATATCGAAATAATCTGTTTCTAACAAAAGTTTCATACAGTTCCATTTATTAGAGGATTTAAGACGGCAAATAATATCCTCGTCACGCATATTTTCTAAGTGGACTACCTCTTCTTGAAGGGGGGAGGGAGGGGTTTTAAACTCGTAATTTTTAGTACCCCCGGGTCCCTCTGAAAAATGAGATTTAAAATAATCGGAATAGGTGGATAACACATTCTTAATATCAGAGATGTTTTTGTCGATGTCCCTGATTTGTGCTTTCAGGGCGCTAATGTCTGAGTTCACTTATTTTTGACCCCCTTTAGCTCGTTAAAGTGGCGAAGTTAGGGCTGACTTACTTTAGCGATGTAAAGCGATGGTGAATTGTGATCTTCTTTAACAGATTAAAGCGTTAGCGTAGTGGCGCTTTAAATTGAGAGCGGAGGGAGGGCTTTAGCCCTCCGCCTCCGTTTCCGGTTCATCATCACTCACTACTTCGGAATACTTGAGAAAAGTATCCAAGTCCATAGAACGCTTCTCCATAACCTCCTGAGTAGCAATCAGGAGAGCCGCCTTAGGAATGCCGTTAACTTCCTTAGCTTTTGCCAAAGTACGGCTACCCATGTTAGGAGTGCCGACAAAAGAAGCGGTTTCGTGAACTTCAAGTTTGCCGTTCTCTTCCTTGACCTCTCCGAAGATATACTTTGTGCTCTTAATGGTTCTTGTGAATTTCATCATTCATTCTCCTTTTAATTTGATTTTCCTTTTCAGGACCGGAGAACGGCTTTAAAGCTGTTCTCCACGCTTTGGGCCTAACCTGCTATTTAACGACGCCCAAACGTCTTAGCTTTTGCAAGCTATAAAGGTAGTTGGCTATCTCTTTAGCTGTTTTGGCTTGAAATATTGGTTCTATGCCTCCATAGTCGTTGACTCTGACTGAAAGCATCCATGTCGTGTTATAACTGCAAACTCTGAAATCCGGGTAAACGTCTCTTGCAAGAGCGTTTATGCTGTCGAAGGTGTAGCGCATTTAGCACACCTCCTTATAAACATTACTTAAATACCGATATGCGCATTTAAGAACAATATGATAATCTTTTTCAATCCCAGTATATAAGGAAAAGTTTATAATAGCCATATAAGCAGTCCATGCTGACCTATAAACTACTTCATAAGTCATATACCAAGCGTAGTTCATATTCTTACAATAATTTATTGTGCGCTTCAACTCTGAATAAACTGGGACCCACTTGTGAAGATTGCTAATCGTCATATTAAGTTCTCCTTTCATATTCTGTTTTAGGCTGATCTGTTCTTTTCTGTTTCCTTTTCCTTGATATTATAGTACCACATTTAAACGGTAATTGCAAGAGTTATTTTAAATTTAATCATATCAATTATTTATGGAGTGTCATAAATTAAGGTTATTCTTTAACGCTTTAGTGTGAAAATTTTCACAATATATCTCTCGTTTCAGTCTAGTTAAAATGATCTGCTAGGCTATGATTTAAAAGGCTTTGTTAAACTAGGCTTTAAATGACTTTATATGATCTAGCAATGAAAATCATTTGAGAGAATGTGTAAGCTAGGAATGACAGTTAAAAGAGTAGCCCTGAGAGCTTTAATAAACACGTGTCATGAAGTGGTGAGTAAGGGTGGGAGTATTTTTATGTAGGCGTGTGTGCATA